TTGAACATTTTAGTATCCTTTCTTTTAATTAGTAGTAGACGACGACCTTTATTTTAACATCTCCTCTTCTTGTCTAAGGAAGGGGAGGGAATAGTTTAAGTTAAGATAAGAACTATTATTTATATTTAATTGTGAACGAGCGTAAACAAATAATTTATATTTATTTATTTATATTATTATTATAGCATATTTTTAATAAAAATAATAGGGGGCAATTTTATTATTATATTATTATAATTATATTATTATTATATCAAAAAAATAAAATAATTATATTAAAAAAAATATAAAAAAATTATGGTCAAAAAAATGATAATAATTTGGCTCAATTATAATATAATCAACTACCACCCTACCCCCCCCTTTTTCTCGCTCAGCATTGATATTAACACCACTCATTGATTTTATTTTATCAAAAACCACCATACTCATCACTTAATTAAAAGACCTTAGAAACCTATATCTTAAATACCTCAAACTAAAAAGAGATCCTATTAGACCTCTTAATTTCAAAATTCGATTATCCTATATAGATTACTTATATTTTACACCCGGAGAATTAAGATATTCCTTAATCTTTTCTATATCTTTCTCTATGTCTAATTTAAATAATTCCTTTCTTGTATTTGGATATAATCTTTTATTTTCAAACATTTTATGTAGTTCATTTTCAGACTTATGATGATCTTTAACTTTTCCCATAATAATTAATTTTGGTTTTAATGGAAAATCATGTTCATGACCATTTATTCTATCTTTTATATTTATTGTTTTACCTATTTTATATATTATGTCTTCTTTATATTTATGATCTTTTCCTTCAAAGGTCATATATTTAAAAACATAAATACATCCTATTTCAGGTCCTTTTTTTCCAAAATATTTAAAAGTAGGAGTTTTTCTTTTAGAAATAGGATATTCCCTTGGGAAAGATGCAATAGAACGTCTTCTTCTTTTAATTCTTTGATATCCCTTTGATTTTTCTTTATATTTCATAGATTGATATTTAATAGAACTATCTTGAAGCCCAAAACCTATTCTACCTATTACTCTTTTAATTTCAATAATACTTATATCTCCTATTCCTCTAATTTTTATTAAATCTTCCTCGCTTTTTTTTATTAAACCAGCTATTGTCTTTATACCATTATTATTAAGAATAGAAAAAACTTCTGATGGAATTCTTAAATCTTTTAATGATATTTTTTTTAATATTTCATTAATATGATAATTAATTGTAGTGTGATCTACATTATATCTTCTACCTAATTCTGAAATAGTCACTCCTTGTTTATAGAATATAAAAATTTGTTTCTTAATTTTTGATGATATTTTTCTATAGTGTTTCATATTTTTATTATATATTATTTTATTTATGAAGTCAAGTTAAATTAATATATTTTAAATGTTTTTAGTTTAAATAGTTTATATCCTTTCATATAAGAAAATACTGGTTTATATAGTATTGATGTCATTAAACCAATAAAAATTAATAAAAATTAATGTTCGCTAGTTGGATAATATGAGAATATAACATATAATGTTCATAAGAACCACCAGTTGGTGGAGGTGTCAGACCTCAAAAAAATTTAAATAATAATAAGGGAGGTAAATATGGATTGTAGACCATTCAGGTATAGGGATACACGATTTGTTATAAACAGGAAGGTTTGTAGTAAACGTTGTCCTTATTATAGTGTTTGTTTAAAGGAGTATAAAAAATTAAGCCAGAAACCGGAAGCTATCCTTTCCAGGGTATGGAGGGAGAAACAGCAATTTTTAATAAATAATTGAAGAATGAAAATAATTAGTGATGCTAAATTAAAGGAACGTATAGGATTTACACCACATCCAGCTCAACAGCACATTTTAGATAATATGAAGAGGTTCACAGTTATCAGTGCTGGTCGGCGGTTCGGTAAATCAAATCTATGTGCATATTTGGCTCTTAGGGAGTTAATGGCTACTAATCGTAATATTTGGATTGTTAGTCCCACATATGACCTTTCTCAAAAGGTATTTAACTATATCTCTCGGTGGATTGGTCAGTGCTTTCCTAAAACCTTCCGTATTCAGAGTGCACCCCATTCTATTGTTAGAAGCCCGACAGGTAGTATACTAGAAGCTAAATCGACTGAAAATAAGGAAGGATTAATGGGAGAAGAACTAGATCTACTCATAGACGATGAAGCTTCAGCACAAGGTAAAGATATATGGGAGACATTTTTATACCCAACATTAGCCAATAGAAAAGGAAGGGCGATGTTTATAAGTACCCCGAAAGGACAGAATTGGTTCTATCGTCTTTATCAGAAAGGTACTCCTGAAGGTAGAGTACATGAGAAGAACAAAGATTATACTAGTTTTTTATATAGTTCGAAAGATAGTCCCCATTTTCCAATAGATGAATGGGAAAACGCTAAGATAACATTACCTAAAGATATATTCGATCAGGAATATAGAGCTATCTTCTTATCTGATGCTGCTGCTGTTTTTAGAAACGTAGAAGAATGTGCAGGAGGGGTGTTAAAAGATCCAGAACAAGGTCATTTATATGTCGCAGGGGTAGATCTTGGTAAATATCAAGACTTTACAGTTGTTACTATCATTGATCTTACAGATCACAATGTTGTTTACTTTGATAGATTTCAATCAATAGGATATCCTTTACAAAAAAGAAGAATCGTCGCTGCAGCAAGAAAGTATAATAACGCTATAGTTACTATAGATGCTACAGGACAAGGGGTACCAATAGCTGATGACTTAGAAGCTGATGGTTTAACAGTAAACGATTATCAATATACAAATAAGTCTAAAAGTGAACTTATTTCTAAATTATCAATTTACATAGAACAGAATAGAATAGTTTATCCACCTAATGCAATTTTAATAGATGAATTAAGATCTTTTGGATATACTAAAACTGCAGGTGGTAGATTTCAATATGGAGCTCCTGAGGGACAACACGATGATATGGTTAATTCTTTGGCATTAGCAGTCTGGGAATTATCAGAACAACCATTAGGTGAGGGTGCTGGCGAGATATTTTTACCACCAGTTACAGATTATTAATATGTCATTAATACAAAATATACTTGGATTTGGTAGAAAAACACTAAATCAACCAATGCAGCAACCCGAGAGACAAGGTTTTAATACTCCTCAAGGTCAATCTACGCCGATTGATTATAGTTTAAAAAATAAGCCGGTTAGTAGCTTTAAAAAACCAGTAGTACCACAAAAGCAGTCTTTAATACAAAGGATAATGGGAACAGCTAGAGAAACAATGGAAAATATAATTCCCAAGAGAACTATAAACATAGATAATAGAGTTCCTATGTCAACAATAATGGGTGGAACAGTAGCAATACAACAATCTCCATATTTTAAATCACCAGAAAGAGAAGAACAATCAATACAAAAATTATCTGTAATCGAAAAAGGAAATATAGATCTTACTAATAGACCAAGAATAGAAAATTTAGATGGTTCTATAAGTACAGTTCGTTCAATTTCAATTAATGAAGATGGAAAAGAAATTTTAATACCTACAATTAGAAGTGGATTAGATAAGGCAATGACAAATCAAGAAGCGATTGATTGGTATCATAAAACAGGTGAACATTTGGGTAAATTTAATTCAGTAGAAGAAGCAGATAAATATGCTGAACAATTACATAAAGAACAATCACAAGAAATTCAACATAAACCATCATCTTTAATAAATAATGCTTTAAGAAATAAAACACAAGATGATAATGAAACGAATACATTGGAACGTTTTAAAGATACTTCATCTGATGTTGCAATAAAAAGATTACTTGCATCTATGGAAACATCTACAGAGATAAAAGGTGATTATGGTCAACTTACATCAGCTGTTTTAAATGATTTACATAGAATTGGAAAATATTTAGATATTAAAAATATAGAAGAAGTAGTAAAAAAGAATATAGTAAAAGATCCTGTACTTTACGATGAAATTTCAGCTGATTATTGGGATCTAATAAGTGATTATAGAGTTTTAAATGAAATAGAAAAAGCAGTTTGGTGGTTAGCACCAACTAAACTTGTAGAAGTTGATGGTAAAATATTAGATTTAGCAAAGGGAGAAAGAAAAACAAGTATGCTTAGTAGAATTGTAAATTTAAGAAAATATTTTGAAGAAGTAAATTTACCACAACATCATAGATATTGGAAATATTTAAATGAAATAGATCCATATTATAAACAAACAAATAAGGGTTAAAAAATAATGAGCTATCAACCAAGTGAAATAGAATTAGATGCTATTCGTCTTATTAAAGATGAAAGAACTCAATGGGATCCAATGGAAGCAAATCTTACAGAGAATATTTCTTTTAAGTGTCGTAATATTATTAAAAAAGCTAAGAAAAATTATTTTAGTATATTTGATAATGCCTATGATCCAATTACGAAAAGAAGAAAATTATATATTCCATTAACAAGGGATATGGTAGAAACTACAGTTAAAAATATTGATATTGATACTAAAGATATTGGTGTTAAAGCTCAGAAACCCGATGCTTATCGATTAGCAATTATGACAAGATATATTCTTAGTACCTTCTTAGATAAGATGCATTTTGGTCAAATTTTAAATAGAATGATTCGTCGTCAAAGTGTAGAAGGCGTTGCCGTTTTAAAGAAAACTACTAACGCTGATAAGGTAAGGATTAGCTTGATAGAAAACTTAAATTTTTATACAGACCCATCAGCTAATTATCTTTCTGAATCTGAGGGAAATATTGAAGATAATTGGTTGACTATTAATGAATCAAAAGAACATAGTAAATGGGAACATTTAGATGAAATAGCAGGACAAACATCAATAGAAAGAACTCCTGATATACAACAAACAACTAATATACCTTATGTTCAAGTTACTGAAAGATGGGGATTAATTCCTAAGAGTTTTTTAACTACTGATCCCGGTGATAAAGATGAATATCTTGAAGGTGTAATTATAGTTACTGGATTAGATAGTAACCCAGTTGTTCAATTAATCGCTGAAAATAAATCAGGATTAAGACCATATAAAGAATTTAGAGCAAAAACATATGATGGTCGTTGGTTAGGATTAGGTATTGCCGAAGATTTATTTGATATCCAAGCATATATGAATGAAGTGTTTAATACTAGATTAAATACTAACCGTATTAAACAATTAGGTTTATTTCAAATTAGAAAAGGTTCTGGTATTACTCCACAAATGTTAAATAGTTTATATTCTGGTGGAGGTGTTCAAGTTTCTAGAATTGGAACAGATATAGCTGAACTTAAAACAGGTGGAATGGATCCTTCTTCTTATAGAGATGAAGAAGCAGGTTATTTATGGGCTCAAAGAATGACAGGAGCTTGGGAAGTTGGAAGAGGTGAAAGTTTACCAGCATCACAACCAGCCACTACAGCTGTTCTTCAAGATAGAGGTATGAAGAGTGGATTTTCATTACAACAAGAAGAATTAGGATTTAGTATAAGTCAATTTATTGAAGAATTATTATTACCATCGTTATTTGATACATTAAAAGATGGGGATATTCAAAGAATTACAGGGGATCCTAAAGAATTACAAGTATTAGATGAAGCTTATATTGACAATAAAACTAATGAAGAAATAGTAAGTTATCATAAGAAAAATGGATATTATCCAAGTAAAGATGAAATTGAATCTACAAAAGAAAAGATTAGAAGAGTATATAGAAAACAAGGAAAAGATAGATGGATTAAAGTTAAAAAGAAATTATTTTCTCCAGAAAACTTAGTTGATTCTATAGAAGTATTTGTTACAGGTGAATCATTTAATAAAATGGTATTATCACAACAACTCAATGATTTATTAATGAATTATTCTAATGTTGCTGGAGTAAATATAGATTCAGATAAAGTTGTCGCGGAAATATTAGATCTTATGGGATTAAGTTCACAAAGATTTTTAAGAAGTCAAGAAGAAATAGAAAAGATGCAAGAACAAGAACTTGCTTTAGCACAAGCTGGTCAAGCACCTAAAGCACCTGTTCCTGGACAAGCACCTGCACAAGGTCCTAATAAATTAACTCAAGAAACTGAAAAAGTAGCTAATGTTGGTACAGCAAGAGGAAGAGGATTAGCTTTAACACCAAGTATGTAAAGTAATAAATAAAAGGGGTAAAAAAAGTATGTCAAAAGAAAAATTATCAAAAGAAAAAATGAAAAAGGTAACACCGGAAAATTATGGTATATCAGATTCATCATCAAAAAAACATTATCCATCTCTTGATTTACAATTAAAAGATCTTCCAGAAGCTAAACAATGGGAAGTTGGAAGTAATTATATGCTTTTAATAGGAGTTAAAATGTCATCTATTAGAGAAGATGAAAATGGTTCCAATGTAGGATTTAAGGTGTTTAAAGTTAAAAATATTAAAAAATAAAGTTTATGGCTATAAACAAAGAATCAATGAGAAGATTAATTAAATCTGATGATTTTCAAGAATTATTAAAGATTTTAGCTCTAAAGATTAGAGAACTTGATACAATCAGAGATATTGATACTGATAAAGTTACTACGGAAAAAATAGCTATTAATCAAATAGCAAGAAAGATAGCCATTGATACTATTGAGTTATGGTTATCTGAGATATTTAATATTATAAATTTTGATGAATTTTCTAGTAGACATATAGAAAAAAGAGATGATATTATCGGAAGATTAGAAGAGGAGAAAAATAAACAATAATATACAAACCTCTCTATTAAATAAAGGTCGAATTTGAGAGATGTTAAACTAAGTACTTTAAAACATAATAAAATTATGGAAGAAAAAGACAAACCTTTAGCCAACCCTTCAGAACAGGACGTTAGTTCTGAAGAAGGGAAAGATGTTGCTTCAAAAGAGAGCATTAAGGTTGAAATTGAAAACAAAGAAGATAAAGAGCTTGAACAAGAAGTTGAAGATGCCATAAAAAAACTTAATTCTGATGACGGAGAAAAAAAAGAAGAAGAAAAAGTAGAAAATAAAGATGATAAAAAAGATGAAATAAAAGAATTAACACTTGAGGAAATCAATAACCTTACAAAGAGAAAATTCGAAAGTAAGGAAGATTTTTTTAAGCACTATGAAAATCTAGCAGCTTTTTCAGGTAGTAATGAAGCTCAAGATCTACGTAAGAAAGCTAAAGAATATGATGCACTAATAGAAAAAGCAGGTGGCGCTGAGAATCTTTTAACTCAGAAGACAGAGAAAAAAGAAGAAAAGAAATCTGTTAAGAAAAAAGATAGCGATATTAGTGAACTCATAGACGAGAAAGTTTCTTCAGTAGATAAAGAGATCAAGGAACTTAAACAAAAATTAGAAGTATCTGATTTTTTGAAAAAGTTTCCTGAAGCAGAGACTCACATAGATACAATCAATGGAATAGCTATCCAACAAAAGAAAAGCTTAATTGATGTATATGATGGATCAGAGCTTCAATCTTTAATCAAAGATAGTAAAACTCTCCAAGAAGTTAAAGAAAAAGACAAAGGCTTAGGAGTTACAAGTAAAGGAAGATTAGCTCCTAGTAAGAATCAAAAAATTGACAAAATAGCTCGTGATTTAATATTAGCACAAAGAGAAGGTGCTAAAAGAAGAGATGTCGATGTATTAAAACGACAATTAGTTGAAGCGAAATTAAAGATCGGGTTAGAGGATCAAAAAAATATTTGATGATTAATTAGAGTTGATCGGAAATACACACAATGATCAACATATTAAAATGGTTAGTTCTTGCAACAGATGAAGAATTACGAACTTATGGTGATGTTTCTCGTAAAGAGGACGTATTGGGTTTATAACTAAGCTCCTTTATAATTAGATTAATTTATGCTATAATTATAGTATGAATAAAAACACTGGAAAAAAACATTCAAAAACATGGTGTGATAATATGAGTAAAGCTCTTAGAGGTAAAGAAGCGTGGAATGATGATTTAACAAAGGAAACTGATGATAGGGTAAAAAAATCTGCACAGACATTAAGTAAAACACGAAAAGAGTTATTCAAAAAAGGTAAGTTAAAAAATTGGATAACAGGATTAACAAAGAATACAGATAAAAGGGTAATGAATATAAGCAAAGCGTTATTTGGTAAAAAGCATTCTCAAGAGCATCGAGCAAAGAATAAAAAGGCAAGTATTGGAAAAAGTGTTGGGAATAAAAATCCTTGTTTTGGCAAATTTGGTTCAAATCATCCTGCTTGGAAAGGTGATAAAGCAAAAGGTATTTTACGTGAAAGAATATATGGATCACAAAAATATAAAGATTGGAGAAGAGCAGTATTTACGAGAGATAATTGGACTTGCCAAGAATGTGGCAAACAAGGATATATTGAAGCACATCATAATAAAAAATCATATAGCCTTATTATGAAGAATATTAATACTTATGATGAAGCTATAAAATGCAAGAAGTTATGGGATATAGGTAATGGAAAAACTCTTTGTAGATCTTGTCATGAAAAAACTTTTGTATTTTTTGGTAATCAATATAAAAATAATCTAGTTATAAATGCAAATGAGGTGAATTCAGGGAAAATCTTAACAAGTAATGTTGAAGACAATCCTGAGCCAAGCCCGAAAGGGAAGGTGCGACGGTCAGAGTTGAAATAATACTCATAAGCGCCTCACTCGAAAGAGAAGATATGACCTGAACACTATAGAAATATAGTGAGTAGGAAATAGAAAGCCTACGTTTAACATATTGTTAGTAGAAATCTTAACTGCAACAGAAACTTATTTTCTTAACAATTTAGGTAAAACTGCAGCTAAAGATATGGTACACATTACATTAACCGATACCCTAAGAACTGCAGCCTCTGGCGCAGTTGCTGAAGGTGGAGATTATACAATGGGTGCACGAACTACTCCTAGTAGACTCACTAATGTTATTGAAGTTATTGCTATTCCTTTTGCAGTTACAAGATCTCAACAACAAATTCAAAAGCATACCGGTGAGAATGAGTTGTCAAGACAAACTACTAAAGCGTTAATAGAATGGGGTACTGCAGCAGAATTTGACTTAGTAAGAAGTTCAGTTGCTTCTGGTGCTAGTGGTACTACTCCAAAGATGAGTGGTATTCTAGAAGCCATTAGTTTAGCAGAAACTTATTCAGCACAAACTTCTGGAACAGCTTTCGCAGCAACTATTCTATCGGCAATGATGCAAGACAGTTATGATGATAGTAATGGTGACGTAGCTACTGACATATTCTTGGGGTCATACTTAAGAAATGTTATGGATACATTTACTCAAAAGAATCAAACTACGGTTTATTCAGATGATGTAGCCAAAATCAGAAATGCTACTACTACTTATTCTACATCCTTCGGAGATTTAGTTGTACACAACCATAGATATTTGAACCAATCAGGCGATGCAACAGGTAGAGCATTAATGCTTAGACCAGACAAGTTAAAGATTGCATATCTTGAAAGACCATTTATTGATAATGGTTTGGCACGTAGTGGTGATTACGACAAACGAGCAGTAGTTGGTAAACTAACTATAGAAGTTAGAAACCAAACTGGTCACGTATTCCAAGACGGATATAATATCGGCTAGACAGAAACTTAAGTATCCTTGTACTTACTCGTTGAAGAAATTATTCAAACTGATTCCTTCAACGCAGTTTGAAAGTAAGTTATTAATATAATTATGGAAAACCCACTTAAGACTTTTGAAAAAAAATTAAATAAAAGTCCTACTCTTAGAAAAGATTTAACCAAAGCAAAGCGTGGAATAGCAAAGCATTTATTAGATACCCTTGAAAAGAAACAGTTAGAAGAAAAAGAAGTTAGAGAACTTATTAAGAAACGTGGAAGAAAAAAGTTTATTGAAGATAGTGTAATGTCTTATCGTGCCTATCACAATAAAGAATATTTAGAACATTTAAAATATATATTAAAATTACGAAAGTTACAAGCAAATGAATATGCTGCTACCCCAGATGGAGAATTTAGAATACTATTTAAATTACCAACAAATTTATATGTATATTTAACTAGATTTCTTGAACCAAATTTTCCAATGGATAATAAAGAATCAAGATGGTTTGCAAAAAAATTCCCAGAGTTTTGTGTAGCAGAAAAAATATAAATTAAATAAGGAGTTCAATATGGAAAAATATAAAACATATCACGACATACCTGATTCAGAAATTCCTATAGAGGATTTTGAATTAGATTTTAGACAAACAATAAGAGATGCAAAAAAGAAAGATGCTAAAGAAAATAAACATGTAGTTGGTGTAACCTTTTGGCCACAGAGAGGTAAACATGATAGATTTATTAGGGTTATGGAAGCTATGAATAAGAAAAGTAAATTAAAAAATGCATTATGGGCTATACCAGTAACAATTACAGAAAGAATATATTTAGATATGCATTATAATCATAATATTTTAAAAGCAAAAGACGAATTAATTACTTGTATAAAATATGATTTGTGGAAATGGGAATATAATAAAGGTAAAGATATAAAAATAAAATAAGGAGTTCAATTATGCAAAAAATAGCATTATGCGTAATCGTAAAACCAGACGATAACGAAGCTCTAGTTTTACATAGATTACTCGACACTGAAAGTTTACATAAAAAGTTTGATGGGATCTTTATAACTATTACTTCAAAAGAAGGAGATCCTAACGCAGAAAGAGTTAAATTAGAAGCTGAACAAGCAAAAGCTCATATTTCATATTTTAAATGGATAAATGATTTTGCAGCAGCTAGAAATTTCAACTACTCTCAAGTACCAGAAGAATATAATTGGATAATGTGGTTAGATGCCGATGATATAGTTAAAGGATCTAAACATATTGTCAATGCAATTAAAAAGGTAAATGATAATGTAGATGGAATTATTCTTCCATATTTATACGATTTTGATGAATATGGGGAATGTACAGTAAAACATAATAAAATACGTATTACTAGAAATGATGGTACTTTTAAATGGATAGGAGAATTACATGAAGATTTAATCGCTAATAGAGAGATTAATACACCTTTTTCTAAAGATATTCAAATTTTACACTTAACCAATCATAAAAGAGTAGATATTGCAATTAAAAGAAATCTTAATATTACCAAACGAGTATTAGATAGAGATGAAAAGGATCCTCGACATTGGTGGAATCACGCCAATGCAGCATATATGGCAGGAAAGGCTACAGAAGCTGTTGAAACATTTTTTGAATTTATACAAAGATCATCATCAGAAGAAGAAGTTTATTTAGCTTGGCTTAGAATAAGTGATATTTATCATAAACAAAATGACTACGAACGAGCTATTGAATCTGGATTAGAAGCACTTAGACTTAGACCTTGGTATCCCGATGCGTATTATCATTTAGCACAAAGTTATTTTAATACCCGCAATTTTAAACATACCAAAGAGATGTTATTAATGGGATTAACTAAAAATCCTCCAGAAAATCAAACCATAGTATGGAATCCAAGAGATTATGATTATAATCCATTAATGTTATTAGCAAAGACTTATTACCAGTTAAATCAACCACATGAAGCATATAAGATTTTAGCAGGACATACTGATAAAAAAGGCAATACAATTAAAGGTTTAATAGAGTTATTTCCAAAATATGAAAATATTATAAAATATGCTAAAGAGATTAAGAAAATATGTGATGAATTAGATAACGTTGATAAAATCTGTGAAAAGATTAAAAAATGTAAGACTAAAAAGAAAATACAAAAGATTTTTGATAAGATTCCATTAGAGATGAAATCTCATCCTAAATTAGTATATTTAAGAAATATACATTTTACAAAAACAGAATCATCGGGAAGAGATTTAGATATTTATTGTTTTGAAACAGCAGAGAAATGGAATCCAGAAATAGCTAAAACTCAAGGAATGGGTGGTTCAGAGGAAGCAGTTCTTAATATAACACCTATATTAGCAGATCTTGGTTGGAATGTAACAATATATAATACTTGCGGACATAAAGCCAAACAATTTGGTAAAGTATTATGGAAACCTCATTGGGAATTTAATTATAGAGATAAAAGAGATGTATTTGTGTCCTGGAGACATCCAATGGTGTTTTCACACAATGTAAATAGTCCTAAAAATTATGTATGGTTACATGATACAATATATCAAAATGAATTTACTAAAAAGAGATTAGATAAAATTACTAAAATATTACCATTATCTCAATGGCATAAAAAATTATATCCTGGAATAGAAAATGATAAGTTCATGGTATCAGCTAATGGTATTGATGTAGAACAATTTAACAATATAGAATGTCCGAATTGTAATACAAAAGAAGATGCAGTACAAATTCCAATAATTAGTAAAGGAACCGTACAAACTCAATTATATAAATGTGATAAATGTGGGGTTGAAGGTCCAGAACAAATGTTTGCTAATATTAAAAGAGATCCTAATAAACTAATTTATACTTCTGCACAAGATAGGGGATTAGAAACATTATTAAAATTATTTCCAAAAATTAAAAGACAGATACCTGAAGCAACATTAGATATATATTATGGTTGGCAAACTTGGGATTCTGTATATGCAGAAGATTTAGCTCAACAAGAATGGAAGAAAAAAGTTCTTGAAATGCAAAAACAAGATGGGGTTAAAGATCATGGAAGAGTTACTCATGAAGAAATTGCTAAAGCATATCTTAGATCTTCTATTTGGGCGTACCCAACCACATTTACGGAAATTAGTTGTATTACAGCAATGAAGGCTCAAGCAGCTGGTTGTATTCCAGTTACTACTACAGTAGCTGCATTAGATGAAACAGTACAATATGGTATTAAATTAGATTTTAAGGACATATATACTAATCCAAGAGCTCAAAAGAAATGGGTTGATGCAGTTGTATTCTTATTAAAGAATCAATGGAAACAACAGGAAATTCGTGAAGAGATGATACCTTGGGCTAAAGATAAATTTTCATGGAAAAAAATAGCACAACAATGGAATCAAGAATTTCTAAAAAAATAATTAGAGTTAAATTCAATGCAACCCCAGTTATTCAATTTAGTTTATTATATATACATAAGGGTAAAAAATACTCTCAAGATGTTATTTTAACAGATGAAATATCTTTATATCAATTAATAGATGCTATAAAAAGAGCAACAGTAGAATTAATAAAACAATTTAAAAAATAAATTAACTTGTCATCAATTTAATTCCGTTAAGTAATAATATGAAAAAGAGATTGAAACTTACAAAACAACATAAAGAAAAAATTAGACAATCTCAATTAGGTCATATTGTAACTCAAAAAACTAGAAAAAAATTAAGACAAGCTAATTTAGGGAAAAAGCGCACCGGAGAAACTAGAGAAAAGCTTAGACAAGCTCAATTAGGTCAAAAAATGTCAGAAGAATCTAAAGAGAAAAATAGACAAGCTCATTTGGGTATAAAGCAATCAAAAGAAACAAAAGAAAAAAACAGACAATCTCATTCAGGAGAAAAAAATTGGAATTGGCAAGGAGGTATATCTTTTGAACCATATTCAGTTGATTGGACAGATGATTTAAGGGATAGTATTAGAAAACGAGATAGTTATATTTGTCAAGAATGTGGGATACATCAAGATGAATTAGATGGATTTCATAAGAAATTAGATATTCATCACAAAGATTATGATAAGAAAAATTGCAATCCTAAAAATCTTATATCCCTTTGTAGAAGCTGTCATTTAAAGACAAATAGCAATAGAGAATATTGGATTAAATATTTTAAGTAAATAAAGAATTAAAAAATATAATCACTTATTTATAACTCGGTAAAGTAGTTTAACTCCTTTATCTAGAAAATTGATAAGTAAAAAAAATGAATAAAAAAGAAGTAATGTCGATGTTAGATTGTAATATTAACGATAAATCTCTTAATTTTGTTCAATTAGATGTAGGAGATGTAACAAGGGGTGTTATAGAATCTAAAACTACAAATAATATAACCGATGCAGTAGATTTATTTAATAATAGTACTACTTCTAATGGAGATTATAGTTGTTGGGATTATTGGCACAGAGATTATTATCCTCAAGTTATAAGAGAATCATATCCAGTATATATTAGAGAAAGAGCAGAAGATAAGGGCAAGCAAGCATTTGAAATTATTAAAATGCTTAGTGATAAAAAGGTAATTAAAATGGATAAAGTAAAAGATTTTATTGATATTATGGATTTGCTCATAAAAATATTATAAAATGTTTATTTTAATCATCCAAATAATAATAGTATATCTTTTTTCGTGTATTATACATGAGATTGCTCATTCAGAAGCAGCTAGTTATTTGGGTGATAATACTGCTAAATTTCAAGGTAGAAGTAGTTTAAATCCTTTTAACCATTTTACATTATCTGGATTTAGAAAAGTACCTATTAGATTATTAAAAGACATTGATTTAATTTTAGTTAATGCTGCTGGGATTATATCTAATTTAGCTATAGCATTATTTGCTATAATATTATGCACAATACAAGAGTTTCAAATTCTCAATGTAATAATTATAGTAAATGTATTATTAGTAATTATTAACACTGTACCGATAAAATTTAAAAATACTACTACAGATGGTTATAAAATTTTAAAACATATTAAGTATATCAAATGAAAAATAAAGATTTTATTGAGAAAAATATTGGTAAAGATATTTTAAGAGGACGACCAATCCGTCTTAATAAAGTTACATTAGTTCCTCGTCAAAATAAAAATTATGCAGAGCTTATTTTCTTTGGAGATGTGCATTTGGGTTATCCTACTTGTAATTTAATTAAAGCAAAGAAAATGCTAGATTATGCCTTAGAAAAGAATATATATGTATTATTAATGGGTGATTTAATAGAAGCTGGTCTTAGAGACAGTGTTGGAAATAGTGTATATAAACAAACTTTAAATCCTCAAGAACAATTAGAAACTGTAATCGAATTATTAACTCCATTAGCTAAAAAGAAACTTATAATAGGTTTACATGAAGGTAATCATGAAAATAGAATAACTAAATCAACTGGAATAGATATTACTAAGGTAATGGCAAAAATATTAAAGGTTCCATATTTGGGATATGCTTGTTGGAGTTTATTATCTGTTAATAATAGAAATTATACATTATATTCTACTCATGGAAGTTCTGGTAGTAAATTTAAACATACTAAACTTAAAGCAGTAATAGATCAATGTGCGTGGATTGATTCAGATATTTTAGCAATGGGTCATGTTCATTCAGTGGCAAGTGAGGTTATTATTAAGCAAAAATATAATGGTAAAAGAAAAATAATCGAAGAAAATAAACAGTATGTTTGTTTAACTGGTAGTTATATTAATTGGGATAAAAGCTATGCTCAAATGAAGAGTTATCCTCCTACTAGAATTGGTTCACCAAAAGCTAAATTATTTACAGATCATAAAGATATTCATTTTTCACTATAAATATGAAAGATAATTTTCAAAACATTTATAATAAAGAGTATTTCGATGGACCAAATAGTCAATATAATGGAGGTTATAAAAGTAACAACACAGAATTACAAAGAAGATTGGATTTATTTAATAAATTTGATTTTGATAGTTTTTTAGACATTGGATGTGGAAATGGTTATTTAGTACAAGGATTAAAAGTTATTGGTAAGGAAGCAAACGGGTTTGATATATCAGAATATATAATTAAGAGAGATGGAATAGATAATATTTGTATTGGAGATGTATTAAAATTTCCATATAAAGAAAAATATGATTTAATTTTTTCTGCAGATTTAATGGAGCATCTTGATATAAATCGAATTGATAAATGTTGTGAACAATGTAAAGAGCAAGCCAATAAACATATTATTCATATAATTTCTACTAGCTATGAAAAGGAAATAGGAGATGGTAGTAAATTAGAAGGAATGGACAACGGGCATATTAGTATGTATACGCAGAATTGGTGGATTAATAAATTTAAACAGCATTTTGAAGGATGGAATATACAACTTAGATTTGGACTTTTTTATATAATACTCGGAGGAGAAAAATTTAATACTACTATATTTATGCTAAGTAAAGATGAAATTCGATAAAAAACATTATAAATATTCAGACATACAAGAATTTTCAGATGAAATGCTTATGAATATGGAACAGCATCTATATAGAGTAGGTTGGATTTCAGATTTTATAAAAGAAGGAAGTATATTGGATCTCGGTTGTGGTAATGGTATGTTATCCCTTTCATATGCTTTTAATAATACAAGGAGGGTGGTTGGGATAGATTTAAATATAAAAGCTATAAAATTTTGTAATAAATTTTTAACAAAATACAATATAGTAAAATCAAAATATAAACAAGGATTAATAGAAAATTTTAAAACTACAGAAAAATTTGATAATATTTTCTTATGTGAAATATTAGAACATGTTGAAGATCCTACTACATTACTAGATGTTGCAGAAAAACATTTAAAATCAAAAGGAATTATATTCATTACTACTCCAGAATATTATGGACCCTATGGAATAAATAATTTAGGAGATATAGATGGTGAACATATACACATATACAAAGCTAAAAAATTAAAAAAGATAATTAAAAAAAGAGGAAAAATAATAGATTTTCAAATTAAGCAATTAATATATTGTGCATATAATAAAGGTCAGTAAAATAATAATTAATAACTTAAAATTATGAATACAACAAAATGTCCATTTTGTGGAGGAGAATATAAAAACGTAAATGTGCATCTTAGATTTTGTAAAGCTAAAAAGGATAGTGAGCAAAAATTAGAAAAAGAAAAAGTAGATGATATTGAAAAAGAAGACGAAGATAAAATAACAGATGAACAAGTTAAGATGGTTGAAGATACTCTTAATAAAGACTTGTCAGAGCCAAAAGAAGCACCAAAAGAAGAACCCGAAGAAGTATTAGAAGAACCTAAAATAGGAATTGATGATTTAGATATATTAAAAGTAAAACAAAAGGAAAAAGACGAAAAGAAAAAGAAAGAGGTTGTAGATATCGAAGCTAAAATTACTGGAAAAAATGTATCGCAAGACGTAGAAAGTTCAAAGGGAGAAATATTTATAAAGGATTTTAATGAAGATAAAGAAAACTGGGTACCATTTCTTCAAGACATATTTGATAAAGCAGAAATAAATACTAAGATAATATTAGAACTGAAGGGTCGTTTATGTCATGAATTTGTTATAACCGGTGATACATGTAATTATCCAAGCGGTGTACTTATTGATCTAATGAGAAACTATACTGATAAATGGTCAGATGGAATGAGCGAAAGAGGAAGACAAACTTTTGTATTTATTAAAATTAAATAATATATTCATGAACAAAGTATTTATTGGTGGATATAGTGGAAGTGGAACAAGGGTTGTATCTATGATATTACAAAAAGCAGGATATAATATTGGTGAAAATAATATGAATGAAACATACGATTATATGCCAGTATTAAAACATATAGATGATTGTTGGAATGGTCAAGAATGTTTTTTAAAT